CTCTGTTTTTGCTGCATTCAATGAATGGTCCTTTCCAAAGGGACGGGGTGTCACGACCTTACACGTTTGATTAACCGAGGGGATGTGACGGACGAAGCCGCTCGGTGTTTGGGTTGGTTAATAGTGCATCGATGGCATGTAATGCACCAGCCTGTCCTCTCCTACAACTAGGACATCCTCCAACGGCAGTATGGAGTCGTACTTGGCGGGTACGAAGTCACGGAAAGCATCCGTGTAATAGCGTTCTATCCTCTCCTGCTCTTCGGGAGGGATGCCTGTGCGTATAGAGAACGGGACGCGAAGCCGCTCATCAACAGGTTTTCTCGTGAGGGTCAGGTCAACTCTGCCAGAGACCTGTGTCAACAACCACCTTTCGCGCATAGCGATGCGTTGTGCCTTCTTGAGATTAGCACCTCGATGTCGTAGCAACTCAGCTAACGACTGAACAATAGGTCCGATTATAGGAGTTTGACCATCTGTATAAGCATAAGACAGAGTTTTGGCTAGCAATAGAGTTTGCAATTTGCCTTGAGACAATGTGATATGTAACTTGGCCAGGGACCTGTAAGGATCGCAGTAACTCAACAACTGATCACCATCAGAAGAGAGGAATCTTCCACAAAAGGAAGTGGTATTTATATCTCTTGTGATGAATGCCTTGACTGCGAATCCAAGACAATCCATCGTGTAAACTCGGGAAGCGAGGTGGGCGTAGGGAGCTGTGAGCCCGAGAATACCATCGTCACCTTCGTGCCATGATCTGAACCCATCTTTCGGCACGTCCTGGAAGAGAAGCCAGGTGTTAAATCTGTTGATTAGGCCGTTGCCTATCGAAGTATGCGCGTCTCCGGAACAGCGAGTGCCTAAAATATCGTAGCACATACCGCTTTCGGATACTCCCTTAGTCTTGCGCGCAAGTTTCAGCGCCATTCCGATCCAATCGTCGTCGGGAAAGGCTGATTGTAAAATGGGATCCTGCACAAGCTCAAGCCATTGTGAAGAGATGGTCATATCAAACCGCGAGTAATCCGTTTCTGCGTAGGTGTCGAAATCAATGAGCGGTGACATCCGTAGGTCCCTATGCTCAAGGTCTAACCCCTTAACGAGATATTCTGCTTCGTGGAGATAATGCTCAATGGCTGATATCCTTGGACCAAGTACAGCCAAAAATCTATCAGAGCGCGGTGATATGTTGCGAGGATCAGTCATGGTAGTCGATGTTTCATTCTTGAGAAAACACTTGACGATTGCGTCAGAGGTGGTCAATTCACCATCAGCCATGACATCCTGATGGGCCTCGATCAAAGCCTTTCTACGGTCTTCTGGGTATCGCTTAACCCACGATTCAAAGGGAACAGGATCGAGGTGCTGTTCCTTGTTTTTTTGATAAAACTCCTCCCTAATAAATCTGGTAACATTACGAGTGATAGGGTTACCATGGAGGTAGTTCTTCTTGATTGACTCGACAGTAGTCGAGATTTCCGATCCCTTGGGCGCGAGCCAGAACTCCATAAGCGCTCCTACGTTCTGTGACTGCCATTCGGGCATAGTGTCTAGCACATGTCCAGCATAAATGCAAGGGGGCAGGATATCGTTGCCAATCCAGTTCTCCCTCGAGAATGAGTGACCAGCCCCAAACAGCCTCTCCATCGTCTCTTTCGACAAGACGGGGCACGCATGACAATGTTGCGTCACCAATGATGGCGGCAAAGGGGCGGTCTCCTTGGGTGGGAGAAGTGAGAGTACGGGCCCGCGTGCAGTCTGGGACGGCAAGCACATATCGACCTCGTGTCCCATCGTAAGCAGGAGGAAGATCTGGCGGGTCAGGCATATGTTGTTGAACGGGAGGCACGTTGTCCACGTCCAGGACTCTTGGTTGTTCGTCTGCCCTGTAAGGAGGGGGTTGGGGATCGGCTGCTCTGTCAGCACGCGGCGCTCCATCGACGACAGGACGTTGCTCGTTGTCCGCGCGGGGGTCGCCGACAGGTTCTCCAATAATGGGGGGATCATCTGCCGCGCGGACGACTGGAAAGGGCATGGGGCCTTCAGGTCTGAATTCTTCATTGCAATCAGCATTGACTCGAGGAGTGAAGACCTCATAAGTGGGAACGGGTATGTCGGGGAAAGTGTACTCCTCTCTAGATGGCACGCTTGAGAAGGGATTCAACCTCCTGGCATAATAAAAGAAATTGTACCTGAGCTGATGGTACATAGTGGGGTTGAATCGGGCGTTGTCTCTAACGGACGGGCCAGCTGATACGGAAGCACGGTTGGTGTAATCGATGAGAAACAACTGCCATTCAACGAAATAGCTTACGCGAATGTTGCGCGCAGTGAGCTTGCTGCGCAAATGAGATCCGACTTGATCATAAAGTTTCTCAGGTTCAGCCGTGCTGGTGGCCATGCGTGCTGCAATAGTAGAGAGGATGGCCAATGGAATTGTCTCACCAGTTTCAACCATAGTAGCATTGCGTCTATTAACAACGATGTGTTTGCCATTTACAACAAACATATTAGGGTTGGCGTCACATACAACTGGGACCTCAGCAAATCGCACAGTGTAAAAATCAAACTGGTGCTTTGTCCCAAGATGGTGGCATGTGATGGGTCCTCGTGTGGTGAGACGGGACTGGAAGGGAAGGAAGGATGGGCCTTGCGGGGTAACTGTATAGGTGGCCGTAGAAATAGCGGGGGAAGGCAGCATGATTAGATTGGATCGGCTAGCAAGGAAAGCCAAGCACCTGGGTCCATTAATGTTGACTCCAGGATGTATTATCACTGGCCCGAGATGGTCGTCGCAAACTCCAGCGAGACAGGGCACACACGATGTGATAGAATCCAATAATTGATGAGGGTAGTTGTCTCTATGATGAGCAAGCAGAGCATCTCCTTCTATTGCTCTCGGGGCTTGAGGCTGCTCATCTTCCGCTCCTTCAGGTGCTGCAAATGCGAGTGGAATGACAGGAGGGACAGGGGTGACGTATTGGGAAGGAGGAGTGAACACAATGGGTGCTTTCCTGACACTGCGTTTATAGATCTGTCTTCGAGTGAGTTCTGCAACTAAGCATATGCCCACGAACGCTGCGGTGGTGATAGCGCAGTTACGGAGGGTGGCCCCCTGGTAGATTTGTCTGCTGATGCGCAATGAAGTAGATGCGACAGTTTCAAGCAGTGCAAACGCACCGGTGGCATAAGGCCTCACGTAATCATATGCTGATTGGAATTCCCCTCGCAAGAAGTGAATCCAGGCATAAAATGCGTTCTGAGATCTGTAAGGAAAGTAAAATGGCCCATCTGACAAATGACCGGACAACGGGACGGTGCAGGGGCTAATGCGCGGTGTTGGGGGTTCAAATGTGGCCCAACCCGGAATATATAGGACTTGTCCATTGTGTACAACTGGAAAACTGGGCTTATCAGACACAAGATTGTAAGCTCCAGGTAAATGCTTTATGATACCGACGCCGTATAAACAACGCAGATAGCATCGGATCAAAAATTTGAGGGCCCTGACACTAGCAGCGGCTCCTCCGAACATATATTGCTTAAGTGCGACGTGTGCAAGCACCGCTGTTCGATCTATAGTTGGCCTGATAATGGCCTGTGTGGCAAATGGGATGGCACGTGCCAGAGCCCTAGACGAAACCATTCTGGATAACGCCATATCTACTGCAATTGGGGCAAAGGGGGGTGAATGCTGTGGCTTTCAGCTTTATACCTGAGGGAGTGAATGCTGTGACTTTCAGCTTTATGTCCAAGGGGGGGGGAAAATCACTCGATGTACACGTGGCAATATTTACAAACACGTGATGAATAACCTTTGTAACCTGAGGCGCAACCTGGGCAGTAGTGATATTGAAATTTGCGCTTTGTGAGGAAATGGATGATGAAAAGATAATCCTCTTGTGAAACGTAATTAGCGACTTCTAGTAAATGTGAGTCGGGAGAAAATGTGAGGAAATCTAAACGGTTGCGATAAAAATAATCAACCAAGTCGGAAGTGTATTTAAGACTCATGTCAAACCTATAGTGATACAGAATCAGAGAGTTTGTTACGCTATATTGAGCGCTTTCAGCTTCAGCAGGGTGCCAAACCAACATCCACTCCAAACTAACTGTAAAGATTCGCTATAGGGGGGAGTATAAACAAATCAGGTGCTGTGACTTTCAGCTTTACGTCGAAAGGGGCAATCTGGGAGGTAGAGGAGGTTCTCGAAATACTGACCTCCACCAACCAGCAGCTAGGATCCAGGCGTTACCTGGCTTCCCGCTGTGATACCGCTTGCATAAGACTACTGAGGCGCGGTCCCCAGTAGAATGGCTTAACAGGAGGGAGGAATGGGTACCTCCAAATCCTGTGTAAGGCTG